TTGTCCGATTCCTTCCCGATCGTGTTTCGAGTCTTCTCAAGATCCTCCTGAGCTTGATTTAATTGTTCCGTGGCCTTTTCAAGCTCCCAGTAATAATAGGCCAAAGCTACGATGGCCGGGATCGCCAGCGCCGCAGCGGCGGCGAAAGCTGCTACCCCAAAGGACGCCATGTTCACGGCCAAACCGTGCGCGGCGACCGCTGCGGTGGCAGTTTCAACTGCAGCCGCAATTGCTTTGAAATGAGCGAAGATGGGTTGAACTATCAACGTCCCCGTGACCACGGCAACGCGCTTCAATACCAGCTCATAGGCCAGCATCACCGCGATTAGGGCTCCTATGGTTTCGATCAGTATTCTTGATCCTGCATCCGTATCGTTAATCGATTTCACCCATTCGACCATCAGCTTTATGATAGGCCGCAATACCGCATCCAGGTCCTCACCCACCGTGAGCACCAGGCCTTCAATGGCGGAGTTCAGGCTTCTGAATGCTCCGCCGAGACCAGCCTCCATTTCGTCCGCAGTCTTTTTGGCAACGCCGGCGGAATCATCGATTTCCCCAAGCAGTTTCTCGAGTGCGTCAGATCCCTGCGACAGAAGAGCGGCCATGGCTGGACCGGCTCTCTTGCCAAAAATCGACATCAGAATCCCGGATCGGTCGGCGGCATTTGGAATCTGACTGAGCTTCTCCTGCAGCTCTTTCAGAATCTCCCTGATCGGCTTCATGTTTCCGGAGGAATTCTTTACTTCGATCCCAAGGCTCCTCAATGCATTGGCTGCATCCCCCAGGTCGACTCCAAGCTCCTGCGTATCGACCCCGAGCCGGTCCATGAGCTTGCTCATATTGGTAGTGGGGGCGACGAGAATCGTGAGGATGTTTCTTAGGGCCGCTCCTCCCTTCTCTCCTTTGTAGCCGGCATTTGCGAGAAGCCCCAAAGCCGCGGACACTTCGTTGAATCGAACTCCGAGCTCTTTCGCGATCGGACCGACATAGGAAAAAGCGGTCCCCAATTCATCAAGATTCGTATTGGATCGGGTGAAGGTTTTAACGAGAGCGTCGTTGATATCGGTGAGGTCACGAGCGGTTTTGCCATAGCCCGTCATGATGTTGGTCGTAATGTCTGCAGCTCTGCCGAGATCCATGTTGGCAGCGGCAGCCAAGTTCAAAACTTCAGGAAGAGCTCTTGTGGCCTCTTTGGCATTCAGCCCGGCCATGGTCAGAAATTTGAGAGCTTCAGCTGCCTGGGTGGCCGTAAATCGAGTCTCGACCCCCATTTCCTTGGCGGCTTCCGTCATTCGCTCATATTCTTGGGCATTAGCGCCGGAGATGGCCCCCACGGCGCGCATGGTGTCATCGAACGATGTGAATGTTGAAACAACATTGCGAAAGGTCAATCCCAAGCCGGCGACTACAGCAGTAAAGGCTGCCAGCCTGCCCGATAGATCGGCAAAGGAAGCCTTCGCCGCCTGTACAGTGGTGTCGATGTTCTTCAACCCGGCATTGAGCTTTGAAAGCTCCTGATCACCGGTTTGTTTGACCTTTACGAAAATGCTGACGACATCGCCCATCAGGAATTTCCATCTCTTATGTCACGCAACTTTTGCAGATCGATCAAGGCATCAGCCATCTCGAAGAACCATTCGATGCCGTATTCATAAACCGGATGGCCGGCCTCGATGAGGATGCAGATCCACAGTTTGAATTCCTTCAGTATTTTTTCAGGTTGGAGGGCTTCCAGCCTGCAAGCTTTGTCATGATCTGGTCGAAAAAAGGGGAATTGGCCTCCACCCAAGCCTCGATACATAACACCAGATCACACCCGCCCAGCTCCTTGAACTGATCGAGCGAAAGATTCGAGCAACCTTGAATGATGCCGCTCAGCTCATCGAAGTGGCCGTTGACCACATTGACGACATGGGCTGTATCGATTTCCTGAAGATCCTTCGAATACAGCTCACTGAGAAGCTTGAGTGCTCCCGGAAAATGGATTGGCGTCATTTCCATCATGACTACAGGAGACATTCCCTCGAGGATGAGCTCTTTCCGTCTTCTCATTGGGTTCCTTCTTTATCTATGATTCTCTCTGCGCCTCTGCGTCTCTGCGCGAAAAAGGGGTTCGAGGTTCAAAATGACGACACTCCTCATGTTCTTCTTCGGCGTCGCCATTCTCCAGGCCGGGATCCGGATGATGGTGGGACACGAAATGTCCGTGGTCCCCCTTTTCGCCTGCGCCCTGGGCGTCGTCTTGATCATGAAGGCGATTCTTCGGCTGCTGCTCTGGATTGCTCCGAAACCACCCGGAGAGCTGCCAGAAAGAAGCTCAGGCCATACTCCCCCACACGCTGGTGCCCCATCTGAATCATGACGCAGAGGGTTCGATCGAGATTTCTTCCCGCATCCCCCGGAGATACCCGCTTGCCGCCCCGAGCATCTCCAGGATCTCCAAAAAAGGGGAAAGCAGCTCCCGGATCGCATCCAGCACTTCCTTGAATTCTGAAAGGGTGAGCTGCTTCAGTTTTTCATGCGGGCCATCGATAAAGAGGCTGACGACATCCGCCGGCATCTCGCACCTGCCCATGAGGAATCCCAGCGGATCGAAGTGCAGATCCTCCCTCGAAAACAGATTCCGAATAGCCTCAACCGTCGGCTCGTGAACCCGGATGCTCGTCGCGTCGAACTCCAGTGTCTTTTCCTTCCTCATCCATTTCCTTTTCCGCTGCAGGTTGAGAAGATCGATGCGCCGTCCCCGGCTTTGCCTGCTCCGGCATGTAGTCTTTTCTCCATCCGCGAGCCCTGTGGCCCCGGCAGGAGGCTCCCCAGGCCCCGAATCCCCAATCCGTCATGAGACCCCTCGCTACATCATTTCGGTCTTGTAGTATTCCTGGCCGGCGGCCTGGGTGTTATCGGCAAGGACCGAGCCCTTGCAGTCGAGGACCGACTGCTTCTCACCGATCAGATTGATGTCTCCCGAAAGATTGATCTGCACCTTGTGGAAGGTCCATCTCTGGCGGGGGCCCTGGTCGCTCTTGTCGGAGACGAAGGTGAGCTTCTTGGTGACGGACCCTGCGGACATTCCCCAGAGGTACTTCTTGCTCACGGCTTCGTAATCGTAGGAGACTTCATCGTTGGCTGCGATGGCCCCAGTGCTCAGCTTGCGGGCGTATCCGTAATCGGGGTCCAGAGAATAGTCGACTCCCTGGACGCGCCTGGTCGCACCGTCGGAGCTGGTGATGATGATGTCTTCGAGCTTTTCGACTCCGGAGAGCGCCGCCGATTTCGTGGTGACGGTGATGGTGTCCGCCGCGGTGAAGACGCCTGTGACTCCGGCCACCTCGACGAAGCCTGCCCCGACATAGGCGACTTTGCCCGTTGCCCCGGACGGCGCGGCAGTCACCGTCTCGCCGACCGCAAACGGCCCGTTCGTGACGGTTCCGTGCGAAAGCTTGGTGCTGAAGACATTCAGATGGCCCAGGTCGATAAAGGAATCATTCGCCCAGCTCTTGGTCACGGCATCGACCGATCCGGCCGCCTGGTTCAGGGTGTTCACGGCTTCACCGAGAAGCGCCAGCTTGAGATTCTCCTCGGACTGCTCGCGGAGCCCAAAGGAAACGGCCCCTTCCCGCTCGGTTTCGACTTCGAGGATCGTGGCCCGCGCGGCATTCCGGGTGCTCTTGAGCTTCTCCGTTGCGACCGAGATATTGAAGGTGAGGTTTTCGATCTCCCCCACGTCGACCCCAGGATGAGCGGAACCGACGTCTGCCACGTAGACCCTGCCCGTGCCGTTGTACCGAATGTTGTCCACATTGCTTGCCAGTGCCATCGGAAAACCTCCCTGAAAGACGGTTCAAACTGCAGGTTTCATATAGAAGGGCGGCCCTTATGGGAGCCCTTTACGGCTGCTCCTCAGACCAGAGACGATGATGGTCGTGTAGCTCACATAGAGCGGGTGATAGCTCACCGATGACGCCTCGCCGTTGCTCTGGATGTTCATGGGCACTCCGAACTTCGTGCGATAGAGCGCATTCTCGGCGAGCTCGCGCATGTTTTCGACCTGCAAAAGGCCGGGGTAGATCCTGGAATTCATGTTGGAGTCGATGGACGGATTGATGACGCCGGCGCCGAAATGGACATGCCATTCGACTTCCCGGCGATCCTCCCCGCGGACCTGGTCGACTCCGACCAGGGCGACGATGGGATAATCCTCCTCGGGGGGCGGGTTCTGCTCGTCGATCCCGATCCAGATCGTCGGGGCTTTTTCGAATGCCGCCCTGCACCATCCATCGAGATCCGGATCAGAGAGCAGAGCGAGCTGCATCGCCTCGAGTATCAAAGC